GAGAGGGGCAAGCCACGCAGTGCAACGACACCCGTGTGGAAAACACACGATGTGCCTCTTCATTTAAGAGGATATCCAAAGGAGCTCTCAATTGGCCTTCGATGCTAACCCTTCGACGCGTAGAAGGGAAACTGACTTTAGTTTCCCTGCTTCTCGATCTTATTATCGCCGCTTTTTCCAATCAGTACCGGGAAAAGTGACGGTTAACAAGCTCGACGCGCCATCGGTTACAAAGAAGGGGATACAGGTTACTGTATCCGAGGGTCATCCATTCCGTTCTCGCAAAAGCGGGAATACGGAGGATCTGGGTGGTCACTTCTATACCACTAAGCAGTGGATCAAGATGCCCGATGGTTACGGGCGTACGAGATTCACAAATGTGCCTGGTGGAAATATAGCAGGTGACCCATTGGATTGGACCATGGATGGTCTTCTCCTCCCAGTTAACCCGGCAACACAAGGTTGGCCCACTAACATAGAAAGCTCAAATGCTTATCTAAATCAGATGGGATCAACTGCGATTGCTAGGTGTAAACCCACTAATTCAGCCGCTAACCTCGGGATCTTTCTCGGCGAACTCAAGAAGGATGGCTTGCCATCCCTATTGGGGTCTCGCACATGGAAAGATCGTGCTCTATCCAGTAAAAACGCTGGAGATGAGTACCTGAATGTTCAATTTGGGTGGCGACCCTTAATTCGTGATGTAAAGTCACTCACGAATTCCGTTATCAAAGCTCACAAGCTGATTTCTCAGTATGAGCGAGATGCCGGAAAGGTCGTCCGCCGCAAATATGAATTCCCAATTGAGTCCACGACTTCAGAGCAGAAATTCCTGAACAGGTCGCCTTTCATGGCTACCCCGACGGATGGTCTGTTTTCTGATTCGTGGTACAACGGTACCTTGGTTATCACAACTGAAACATGGAGACGAACATGGTTTTCAGGGGCTTTTACGTACTATCTTCCAACCGGATACGACTCCCGGAAGGAGATGGACCGTATTGCCCTCTTGGCCGGAAAAATCAACGGCCTTGACCTTTCGCCTTCATTGTTGTGGAACCTTGCACCGTGGAGCTGGGCTACAGATTGGTTCAGTAATGTCGGAGATGTGTTGTCTAATGTCTCCGACTATGCCAATCAGGGTCTGATTATGCGGTATGGTTACATCATGGAACATTCCATGCAATCTGTAACCTATCGGTGGGTTGGGGGTCCTCCATTGAAAGGAGTTCCCGACCTTCCTCCACCGCTGACTTTCGTCACTGAGACGAAGGTTAGGCGCAGAGCAAATCCTTTTGGATTTGGTGTAAGTTGGGACGGCTTGTCACCGTTTCAACTCTCCATAGCTGCCGCTCTTGGTTTATCCAGGCGCGGAAGTTAGTCACAACACTAGCGTTAAAACACTAGCATACCCACGAAAGTGGGGTGCTGTAACAAGGAGTGCGTCTTATGGCATATGCAGATCCACAATCAGTTACGATTTCGGGTACGGCGATTTCCCTCCCCCGTGTTTCCACGGGAGAGAATAAGTCGTCATACAAGTCATCGGACGGATTGGTTCAGCTGTCGGCCTCCAGTTCCTACGGGAACCGGAACCGCCGAGTACTGAGGCTCGACCATTCTAAGATCGTGGCAAATCCGTATTCCTCCCTGAACGAGTTGCAGTCGATGAGTAATTACATCGTCTTCGACGCGCCAGTTGTGGGGTACACGAATGCCGACATCTTGGCTGTTTACGCGGGTTTCAAAACCGCATTCACAGCTTCGACTGATCTTCTCATCTCCAAGCTTCTTGGTGGTGAGAGTTAGGTGCCAGGAGAGGACGACAACGTGGTACCTCCTTCCAAGGAGGTCGCTACGTATCAGTCCTCGAACCAGTTCCTTTCGGAGCTGGTTGACTACACGATGTCCCTATATTTGATGGTAGAAATTCTTGCCATCCTTGTAGGGCTTTGTGTATTCCTGGCCGTGGTCGCTGTCGCCTTATACATAGTCGTTTCATACGGCTAATGTAGGCGATATCTGTAGCTCTGCCAATAGACTAGCAATGCCGACCCCCGATTAGGAGGCAGCATGAAAAGGCTATTGACACTCTGGAAATCACTCGCGCTTGAAGAGGCGAGTGGTTGCTGCACTAGCGCCACCATGGACATTAAGACCGTCCATGATCGGGCCGAATGCGAAGGTTTATCGGTTTTGACGATAACCCTGGCAGACTTTGGTAAAGCGTTCGATAGAGCGCTCGACCAAGGCGATGTCGTTCTCACCTCGTTTTCCTCATGGAAAAGTAGAGGAGGTCTCCCCTTGTTTCTAAGGGGTTTCCTAGAACAGATATTCGACCCTGTGACTGGTGTGCTATTCGAGGAACCATCGATTGACTCAATTCGAGCCGTGAGGCAACTTACGTTGCTTTTCGGTAAGATTGAGCTACCTTGCACTCCTGCAAGGGATGCTCAAGCTTTCGCTGGTTACCTTGAATGTGAGAAGGATGTCCGTGAAGCGAATTTGCGTAGAGACCCTATTGATTTAGAGGCCTTCAAACGCATTTCGTCTTTGCTCTTGGGTCCAGTTCTTGCCCGTGTAGATAGTGATATCTACCACGGTCGAATTGTCCCAAGGCATGGGCCTGGCGCAACTGCCGATAAACGCATTGGTAATGCGAAATTTCGACAGACGACATGGCCCGCACGTCTCAACGAGGTCTTCCCAGCGTGGGAATACCTCATTCCAAACTGGCGGTTTACTGCCGATTTGGAAGAGATAGACATCCTCGAACCCGGCAAAGAGATTCCCGTGAGGGTAATCACTGTGCCTAAGACGCAAAAGACACCACGTATCATTGGAATTGAACCTACTGCTATGCAGTACATGCAGCAGGGTATCCAACGTTCGATATACGATCATGTTGAGAGGGATCACCTCCTTTCACAGATGATCGGGTTTCTCGATCAGACTCCTAACCAGAGTTTGGCAGAGGAAGGTTCCCGGATGGGTAACCTAGCTACGCTCGATTTGAGCGAAGCATCCGATCGCGTGTCTAACCAGCTGGTTGAGGCCATGTTGTCCAATCACCCCCATTTGAGTGGGGCGGTTGATGCAACTAGGTCTCGGCTGGCGCGGGTGCCTGGTCAAGAGGAGACAATCCAATTGGCCAAGTTCGCGTCTATGGGTTCAGCTCTGTGCTTTCCTATCGAAGCGATGGTTTTTCTTACATCGATCTTCGTGGGGATTGAACGAGAGCTTAGCACACCATTTCGTACAAGAAGAGATTTTCACCGCTTCTTGTCCGAGGTGCGTGTCTTCGGGGACGACATCATTATCCCCGTCGACTTTGTGCATTCCGTGACACTCTCACTTGAGGCTTTTGGCTTCAAAGTGAACGAGCACAAGTCCTTTTGGACCGGCAGGTTCAGAGAGTCTTGTGGCAAGGAGTATTACGACGGACATGACGTATCAATAGTCAAAGTCCGAAGAATGCCACCTGCGTCACGGATGGATGCTACAGGGGTCGTTTCGCATGTTAGCCTCAGAAATCAGCTGTATTACGCTGGTCTCTGGAGCAGTGCGAATCTGATTGAAGGTGAGATAAGGGAATTGATTCATTACTTCCCATTGGTCTCACCTACTAGCCCTGTGCTTGGTAGGCACTCATTTCTTGGCTATGAAACGCAAGAGATGAGTGAGGAAACACATGCCCCTCTGGTGAAGGGCTACGTGGATTCCTCTAAGATCCCCATCAATGAACTTGATGGGGCGCCTGCCTTGCTCAAGTACTTCCTCAAACAAGGCAGATTGCCATCTGCCGAGGGACACTTGGAGCGTTCAGGACGCCCGCATGCCGTCAGCATCAAGCTGCGGAAGGCTTCACCGTTCTGAATGGTGATGGACCCGCAAGGGTCAGTGGGAGAGCCCTCGTGCTTCCTATGATCCCAGACGAAATTTAATCTGGGTAGGATGCTCGTATGAGCCTCTAGTGGC